ACTCAAACGGCTGACACTCCCGCTTATTCAGAAGACATTGCGCGATTAATTGCAAATGCCTCATCTGAGGAAGAAATTATATCCATTCTAAGCGGTCAATAAAAACCGCACACTAACCAGAAAGGAGGCATCGGCACATGCCTGATGTCTTTTCAACTTCAACCTCTGGGTTAGGTTCCAATCTTGTAACTATGGCATACGATAAGTTGATTGAACTCAACTTGCGTTCAGTTCCACAGTTCCGCGCAATCGCGGACAAGAAAATCGGAAACCCAACTCACGATGGTTCTTCAATCCGTTTCCAGTTCCACAACGATATTGCTGACACCACAATTGCTGGTGCAACACTCGCTGAAACTGTAGACCCAGACGCAGTAGCACTACCAGCAACTACAACACTAGATGTCGCACAGACAGAACTAGGTCGCGTAGTACTTCCAACACGCAAGTTGTCACTTATGTCACTTGCTGACGTTGACCCATGGATTGCTAACGCAGTTGCATTCAACATGGCAACAACACTAGACAATGGTGTTGCTGCTGTTCTTGATGCAGGTACAAACGTCATCCGCGAATCTGCTGGTGCACTTTCAACAACTGCTGCTAAGTCAACAATCGTAGCATCAGACACATTTAAGGGCCGCGATGTTCGTTACGCTGTAACAAAGTTGCGTGCTTCAAATGTTGTTCCTCGTGGCGGAATGTATGTTTCATACATCCACCCAGAAGTTTCACATGACCTACGCACAGAGACAGGTAACAACATCTGGCGTACACCACATGAGTACCAGAATGTTGGTCCACTATTTGCTGGTGAACTAGGCGCATGGGAAGGTGTTCGTTTTATCGAAACACCACGCATGACTAACTCAATCTCAGGTGGTGCTCTAACAGCACTTGCTACTGCTCCTGCAGTATCAGGTGTTTCAGGCGCATTCACAATCGTAGTAGCAAATGGCGCATTCGGTGGCCTTGCTGAGGTAGGAGATGCAATCTCAGGTACTAACGTAGGTACAGATGCTTTGATTACAGCAATCTCAGTTGGTACAACAAACACAACACTTACAGTGTCTGTTGCTAACTCAGGAACTGTTGGAACAAACACACTTACAGTTACTCCAAAGGCACGTGTTTACAACACTTACGTACTAGGACAGCAAGCACTTGCTGAAGCAGTATGGAAGGAACCAGGCATTGAGTTTGGTAACGTTGTTGACAAGTTGAACCGTTTCCGCCCAGTCGGCTGGCACGGTATCATCAACTGGTCTATCTACCGTCAAGAGGCGCTATACCGCATCGAGACTGCTTCATCAGTTCGTCCATAATCTAAGTAATTAGATGGGTGGGGCAGGGGGAAACCCCTGCTCTATCCATAAAACGGCTTAGGAGGCTACATGGCATACAGATTTACAACACCTACAGTAAGCGAAGGCCCTGCTGGTGAAGGTCGCTTATTTGAGCAGTTCAGGCTTGTGAGAGGCATAACAGTCTTGAAGATAGATGGCGACTATTACGAACTTCGCTATCCATCCTCAGAAGAAGTAGAGGCTGCTGATGAAGCATACATTGGTGGCTATTCCTATGAAGTAACTGAAGCCGAAAAGGTTAGCCTTGAGGCTGCTGGTTATACAGTGGAGACAGTATGAGACACAGACAAGACCATCCTGAAGATGTTGAAGGTTGCTTTGGATGCAAGATAATTGGACTTCAATTAAATCCAGGGGATTCATCATCTCAAAAGATGGTAAGTAATAAGAAGTGGGATGGTGAGTTAGAAGCCTATCGTGCAGCACGTGCCGAAGGGATTCAACCTGCTGGCACAAGTATGAAAAAGATTCAAGAAGCAAGACGTGCCTCTGATGTTATGGGTAAAGCATTTGACGCTAACACCATGGGTAATAGCAAGATAATACAAAACAATACCGTATCTAAACTCAAAGAAGTAGGAGCAATATAATGCCAGTAGTAAATGGTAAGAAGTTTCCTTACACAGCCGCAGGAATGAAGGCTGCACAGAAAGCCGCTAAGAAAAAGACTGCTAAGAAAAAGGTAGCAAAGAAGGCTATGCCTAAGCGTGGATTGTTTGGTTCTAAATAATGGCAAAGATGACACCACAAGATGCGGCAATGTTAAAGATTTTTCAGAAGCAATATGGAACAAAGGTTTATCCTAATCAGATGACTCCAGAAGCCGCACTTAAAAAAATCAAAAGCATGAAGAAGAAGAAATCAAAGTAATGAAAAAGAAAGCGTTTTGGGATAAGCCTAACCCTAAGAAGAAGTCAACTCCTTTAACGCCAGCACAAAAGGCTAGGGCTAAAGCACGTGCTAAAGCAGCAGGTCGTCCTTATCCAAATTTAATTGACAATGCAGCGGCAAGGAAGAAAAAGTGAAAGATTCTAGATTAACCCGTGCTGGTGTATCAGGCTATAACAAGCCTAAGCGTACGCCTAACCATCCTAAAAAGTCACACGTAGTTGTGGCTAAGTTAGGAAGTCAAGTCAAGACTATCCGTTTTGGGCAGCAAGGTGTATCTGGTTCTCCAAAAAAGGCTGGTGAATCTGCATCCTATGCAGCACGGCGCAAGTCTTTCAAAGCAAGGCATTCTAAGAATATTGCCAAAGGCAAACTAAGTGCAGCCTACTGGGCAGATAAGGTGAAGTGGTAATGGGTATCCTACTTAATGAATTAACAGATGAAGTTCTGATTAACCTTGCAGGTTATACACTGCAACAAGACAAGGCTACACATTTAACAGCCGATATTTCTACAACCACATCTACTATTGCAGCGCCTACAATCTTTAGCGTAGCCGATGCTCAACGCCTTGGTGCTGGTATAGTGGAGATTGATGACGAACTACTATGGGTAGATACTGTAGACCGTGTTTCTAATACAGCAACAGTATCTCCGTATGGGCGCGGGTTTTCAGGTTCTACAGCAGCAACACATACTGCTGGTTCAAAGGTAACTATCTCCCCGACATTTCCTAAGCACGTTGTTAAGCGTGCTATTCAAGACACCATTCGTGCTATGGGTTCTTCTATGTTTGCCGTTAAGCAAACAAGTTTTACATTTAGCAGCACTGCAATAAACACATACGAATTAGATAACAAAAATATACAAAACATTTTAACTATGCACTGGCAAGATATTGGCTCTAGTAGAGAATGGATTCGCATTAAGCGATGGGATTTAGATTCTTTTCCAGATGTTGACACTTGGGGCAGCGGTGCACAAACAGTAACTATTGGAGATAGAATTGTATCAGGTCGTAAGGTGAAGGTTGTTTATACAACTGTACCTACAACACTGTCTACTTCATCTACAGATTCATTTACTACACAAACTGGATTGCCTGAGTCTTGCAAAGATGTTGTAATTCTTGGTGCTTCATACCGTTTAATTGCTTACTTAGACCCAGCCCGTACTGGTGCACAATCACCACAGGCTGATGAAACAGATAACACTCGTACCTTTGGTTCAGCAACTAATGCGTATCGTCAACTATTTGCTCTTTACAACCAACGTTTATCAGAAGAAACAATGTCACAACAACAACAATACCCGCCACGAGTTCACTTCAGCCGATAGGAAGATTGAATGACAACTAGAAAATACTCATCCCGTTCGCAGCAAACTACCCTTACTGCTGGAATCAACTCAACCGTTACTTCGGCTACAGTCGTATCTGGAAGCGCACTCCTTGGCGGTATCACAATTTCTGCTGGAGAAACATTTACTGTAGTAATTGACCCAGATACAGCCCTTGAAGAAATTGTAGATGTAACCGCGGTTAGCACTAACACGCTAACCATAGTTCGTGCTATTGATACAAGTCCAGCAACTGGTCAGGCTCACTCTGCTGGTGCAGTAGTTCGCCATATGGCGATTGGTCGTGACTACCGTGAGGCTAATAGCCACATTGAAAACACAACAACTGCTCATGGTTTGACTATTGCTAACGTCCTTGAGACGACTGATACAAACATGATTACCACAGCAATGCTCCAATCAAATGCTGTAACAACTGCAAAGATTACTGATGCTAATGTTACAACTGCAAAGATTGCCGATAGTGCAATCACATCAGCAAAGATTGCAGACCTTACCATTGCCACAGGCGACATTGCAGACTCTGCTATTACAAGCGGAAAGATTGCAACTGGTGCTGTAGGTACAGTTAAGATTGATGACCTATCAGTTACAGAAGGTAAGTTAGCCCCTAACTCAGTTACATCAGCCAAGATTGTTGACGGGACTATTGTTGCTGGTGACTTAGCAGACGGAGCAGTTACATCTGCCAAGATTCTAGATGGAACAATCGTCAATGCTGATATCAACGCATCAGCCGCTATTGATAAGACTAAGATTTCAGGAACTGCTATTACCGCTGCTGATACAGGTACAGTTACTAGCACAATGATTGCAGATGCAACTATTGTGGATGCTGATGTATCTGCTACTGCTGCTATTGCCAAGACTAAGTTAAACCTTGGTGGAACTATTACCTCTGCTGACTTGGTAGACGGCACCATTGTTAACGCAGACATTAATGCTTCTGCTGCTATTGCACTTAGCAAATTAGCAGTAGACCCACTGGCTCGCGCTAACCATACTGGCACACAGACAGCATCTACAGTTTCAGACTTTGATACACAGGTTCGTACATCTCGTTTAGACCAGATGGCAGCACCTACTGCAGCCGTTGCTCTTAATGCTCAAAAGATTACAGGACTTGCAGACCCAACCAATGCTCAGGATGCAGTAACTCTTAACTACATTACAACTCAAAAGGGTGCAGTTAATGGTCTTGCTGAACTTGATGGAAGCGGATTAGTTCCAACTCATCACCTACCAGCACTAGCAATTTCTCACACATCAGTAGTTGCATCACAAGCAGCAATGCTTGCTTTAACTGCACAGGTTGGTGATGTTGCGGTTCGCACAGATGTTAATAAGTCATTTATTTTAACAGCAGACCCAGCATCAACCCTTGCTAACTGGCAGGAACTTCTTACTCCAACAGATGCAGTTCTTTCTGTTGATGGTAACACTGGCGCAATCAGCCTATCTGGAACTTATCTTAACCGCACAAGCGGTCAGTTGCTAGGTACTCTAGATGCCAATACTCATAAGATTACAAATCTAGGAACACCTACAAGTGATGCAGATGCTGCTACTAAGGTGTATGTAGATACCGTTGCAGGTTCTGCTACCGCTGCTGCAGCAAGTGCAACGGCTGCTGCTGCTTCATACGATTCTTTTGATGACCGTTACCTAGGTGCTAAATCAACTGCTCCATCTGTAGATAACGATGGCAATTCACTTATTACTGGTGCTATCTACTGGAACTCAGTGACTAACCAGATGTTTGCTTGGACTGGCTCTGCATGGGGTTCAATCTCATCTACTGCAGATATCTACCGCTTCCGATTTACAGCAGCAGGCGGAGAAACATCAGAGTCAGGTCTAGATGATAACGGACTAACACTTACTTACATTCCAGGTAAAGAGCAGGTATACCTTAATGGTGTGCTGCTTGCTCGTACATCTGATTACAATGCTACAAACGGTACAAGTATCACAGGACTAGCAGCACTAACTGCTGGAGATATTCTAGAGATTATTACCTTTACAGCCTTTGAACTAGCAGACTCAATTGCTCGTTCACTGTTTGATGCTAAAGGTGACATCCTTGTTGCTACATCTGCTGATACACCAGGTAAGATTACTGTTGGAACTAACGGACAGTATCTAAGTGCTGACTCAGCAACTGCAACTGGTTTGGCTTGGGTAACACCTGCTGCTGGCTACTCAGCACCAACACTTGGTTCAACATCTATCGCATCAGGTGCAACAGTAACAACGATTGCTGGTTTAACTTTAACATCTCCAACAATTAATAATTCAATTAGCACTGGAGATGTTCTTGTTGCTCCAGAAGAACGTGTTACAGTTTCTGCCACAGCGGCAACTGGAACAATTAACTTTGATGCAGTAACTCAAGGCGTTCTTTATTACACATCTAACGCCTCTGCTAACTGGACACTTAATGTACGAGGAAGTTCTGGTGCAACATTAGATAGTATTCTTGCTACTGGAGATTCTATTACAATATCATTCCTTGTTACTAACGGTTCAACAGCATATCGTCACTCAGCAATGACAATTGATGGAACATCTGTAACTCCAAAATGGTCTGGTGGAACAGCACCTGCTGCTGGTAATGCATCTTCTATTGATGCTTACGCATTTACAATTATTAAGACTGCATCAGCAACCTACACCGTTCTTGGTGCTGGTCCAATTAAGTACGCATAAGGAGACATAATGCCATTTTTTAGTCCTGTATCTGCAGGAGGAGTTCCTAAAGCAACCGTGACGGGAACGACAGGTTCTCCAACGGTTGACACATCATCACGCCCAGGAAAGACAATCTACAAATTCACTGGTTCAGGCACAATCACAATTGGCGTTGTTGGTTCTTGTGAAATTCTTGTTGTTGGCGGCGGTGGTTCAGGTGCATTCTCTGGTCCAACACCAGGCAGCACAAACGGCGGTGGCGGTGGCGGTGGTTATATTTATACGACCACCGCATTTTTACCCGCTGGTTCACAAACAATCACAGTCGGCGCAGGTGGCGCAGCGGCAGGTGGCGGTGGCGGTGGTAGCAAAATAGGAACGATTTATTACACTTCAGGCGGAGGCGGTTGCACATCTGGAACGGCTGGTGTGGCTGGTGCAAGCGGTGGCGGCGGAGGCGCAGGTTCAGGCGGTGGTAGTGCTTCATTTGCAGGTGGCGCAGCAAATGGCGGCGGCGCAGGTAACGCTGGTGGAACAGGCTTTTATGCTGGCTCAGGTAGCAGCAACAATAAAGGTGGCGGCGGTGGTGGGTCAGGCGGCGCAGGTGGCAACGCTTCATCAGGTGTCAGCGGGACAGGTGGTGCGGGTACCGCTAATTCTATAACAGGCTCGTCAGTTACTTACGCGGCTGGTCGTGCGGGCGATAGTTCCACTAGTGGTTCAGCAAACACAGGTGACGGTGGCGGTGGAAATAGCAGCACACCAACAGGCGGTTCAGGTTTTGTCGTTATAGTGATTGGATAAATAAATGGCACATTTTGCAGAACTAGACGAAACAAATACAGTTAAGCAAGTTATTGTTGTACATAACAATGAACTGCTAGATGAAAATGGAATTGAATCTGAGCAAAAGGGTATTGACTTCTGTGTCAATCTTCTTGGTGGTAAGTGGATTCAAACATCATACAATAATAATTTCAGAGGAAGATATGCAGGCATTGGGATGATTTATGACCCAGTTAATGATGAATTTAAAGCAATAGAGGAGCCAATTGAATGACTAAAGCCCGTGACCTAGCCAATGCTAGTACAGCCCTATCTGCAGTATCTGCTACAGAGTTAGGCTATCTTGATGGTGTAACCTCTGCGGTGCAGACTCAGATGGATACTAAGTTGGCAACTACTACTGCAGCATCTACTTATTTGGCATCTGCTACGGCAGCAACTACCTATGCTCCATTAAACTTGGTAACTAGCGCACAAACAGCATCTTATACGTTAGTGCTTGCTGATGCTGCTGACATAGTTGAAATATCTAATGCTTCTGCTAACAACTTAACAGTTCCTTTGAACTCATCAGTTGCCTTCCCAGTTGGTACTCAGATTAATATTCTTCAAACTGGTGCAGGTCAAACTACTGTAGTAGCCACAGGTGGTGTTACTATCAATGCTACTCCTGGATTAAAACTAAGAGCGCAATGGTCATCAGCAACGCTGATTAAGCGTGCAGAAAATACTTGGGTTCTTGTTGGCGATTTGAGTGCATAATGCCAATACTTGGGATTGTCGCATCACGCAATGGTGGTACTCCATCTGCGCCTACAATTGGAACAGCAACTGCTGGTAATACAACAGCAACTGTTACCTATACAGCATCTACTTATACTGGTAAAGGCGCTGCTACTTATACAGCAATTGCATCTCCAGGTGGATTAACTGGCACAGGTTCAAGTCCTATTACTGTTTCAGGATTAACGAATGGAACTGCTTATACATTTACCGTTAGAGCAACATCTACTACAGGTCAAACTGCAACTTCTTCTGCATCTAATTCAGTAAGTCCTGTTAACCCAGTACCAGTTGTTACAGGTGGAACCCTTACATCTGATGCAACATATTACTATAGAACATTTACTGCTAATGGAACTCTTAGTGTATCTGCGGCAACATTAACAGCGGATATATTAAATGTTGCAGGTGGTGGTGGAGGTGGCGCATCCGATAACAGTTCATTTAGCAATGGTGCAGGCGGCGGTGGTGGTGCTGGTGGTTTATTATATACCGCTGGTCAATCATTAGCCGTTAATTCATATGCAATAACTATTGGCGCAGGTGGCGCAGGTGGCGCAGGTATTACTACAGCAGCAGTAAACGGTAATAGTAGTTCTTTAGGGTCAGTATCCATTTCAACTGGTGGTGGTCGTGGTGCTAGTGCAAAAAGCACTTTTGCTGCTGCAAGTGGAGGCTCTGGTGGCGGTGGTCGTGGAACGTACAATGACAATATTGGGGCAGATGTTTCAAGTTCTGGTGCTGCTGGTACTAGTGGTCAAGGTTTTGCTGGTCGTGTTGGTTATTCTGATTCTTTTGGTTCTCGTTATGGTGGTGGTGGCGGCGGTGCTAGTCAGGCTGCTCCAATATATGGGCCTGGAGGTAATGGAAGTTCTTACTTTGGCTCTACCTATGCAGGTGGTGGCGGTGGTGGAAATAATGCTAACCAACAGGCTGGTGGTACTGGAGGCGGTGGAACTGGTGGTAATCCAACTGCTTCTAGTGGAAATGGAACAGCAAACACAGGCGGCGGAGGCGGTGGCGCAGGATACAACGGTTCAATTGTTAATGGCTATGCAGGTGGTTCAGGTATAATTATTGTTCGATATACAAGAAGTCAAGTGGGTGGATAATGGCACATTGGGCAGAAATAGATGAAAACAATATTGTTATTCGCGTAACAGTTGGTGATAACAATGACCCTGACGAAGGCTACCAATGGTTAATAGACAATCTTGGTGGTACCTGGATTCAAACTTCATACAATAATAATTTTAGAGGAATGTTTGCTGGTGCTGGATTTACTTATGACCCAGTTAATGATGTATTTGTACCACCAACTGAATAATTAAGGAGTAACGTGGCAGGCAGAGACTTAACAGATGGTAGAGCCAATCGCTCCATTGCTGTAGATGTAGGTGTAGTTGCATCTACTGCTATCTGGCAGAACACAGACATAGCCTATGACATTGCTATTGGTGGTATGCCATTCATCCTTGCTACTAGTAATGACCGCCCTTATGGGCGTAGGACTGCACCGTTTAAGAAAGACCAGTTTGATTCTACTAACGAGCCAGGTGAACAGTCATTGACTGGTTGGTGGATTCGCTCACAGATGTCTTTTCATGGCGGTTCAGGTATCAACTTCTTTGACCCTGCAACTAATGATGAGAACGGACACTACCGTTTTGCAGATAGCAAAGGCTTAAATGTCTGGACTAAGGGTGAAGTAAGTCTTCTTAAGAACTGCACTCAAGGGCATAACACTACTGGTGCTATCCGTTCTAATGGTCGTCCATTCCAAACTATGCGTTCTATTAAATGGGATAGTACTTCTGGAGTATTGCTTCATGATGAGTACGATGTAGATAAGATTGATGTTACTAATCCAGGTACTCCAATACATTTTATTGATTACAATTCTGGCACAGACTCTCCTGTCTATGCTATTTGTGATGATGGCACTACTGCATACTGGATTACTAATACCTCTACAAAGAAAACTGTATACAAGAAAGCCTTAACTGGTACATCTGCTACCGCCAATACTTCCATGTTTGATGAGATAGGTACTATCTCTAATGCAACTATGGAGTATGTTAAAAACCGTATTGTTATGTGTGCTGATAATAAAGTTTACGAGTTTGCTGGTTCGGCATCAGCAATGCCATCAGTTTTGTATACACATCCAGTAAGTACACATACATATAGCAGCATTACAGCATCAGGTCCAGCGATTTATATCGCTGGCTATAACGGCATACAATCTACTATTGATAAGTTTACTCTTACAACAACTGGTTCAATGCCAACACTTACTGGTGGCTCAGCGGTTGCTGCCGAACTTCCAGTAGGCGAAGTAGTACATAAGATTTATTACTATCTAGGTTACATGATGATTGGTACTGATAAAGGTATTCGTGTTGCTACTGTTAATGACCAAGATGGTTCTATTACATATGGTCCTTTGATTGTTGAAACAACTCAGCCTTGCTATGACTTTGCTGCTCGCGACCACTTTGTGTGGTGCGCGACTGGTGTAGATGGAGAGCCTGGAGTTATCCGTATTGACCTATCTACAGAGGTAGCACCGCTACGCTTTGCGTGGGCAAATGATATTTATTATGACGGAGTAACTGGTTACAATACAACTGCTTGTGCTTTTGCAGCAGCAACTAATCGTCTTGTATTCTGTGCTGCAAACAATTATCTTTATGCAGAAGATGCAACAACTCTGCGCACAACTGGCTATATAACTACAGGCAATATTAGATACGGAACCCTTGAGCCTAAAAACTTTAAGCGTTTACTTGCTCGTGGTAACTTTACTTACGGTTCTATGACACTAGAAACTGTAGATGCAAATGGCAATGAGTATGACCACATCTCCTATGACTCAGCAGTACCGCCAGTGGAGGTGACAACCTCCAACCCAGCAAGGGCACAGGAGTATGTAGCCTATAAGTTTATTATGTACCGCGATGGTACTACCTCATCTCTTGGCCCAGTCTTTAAGGGCTATCAGGCAAAGGCAACCATTGCTACACCACGACAAAGACTTGTCAGCCATTATGTCTACTGCTTTGATGAAGAAACAGATAAGAATAATTCCCGTACTGGTTATTCAGGACGGGCGTATGACCGCATTGTTACCTTAGAATCCATTGAAGAAAATGGTGACATTGTTACATGGCAAGACTTAAATACTGGCGAAAGTCGTCAGGTCCAAATTGAGGGTATCAGTTTGGTAAACACTACTCCACCAGATAAAAACTCCACAGGGTTTGGTGGCATATTAGAGATTGTGGTGAGGACAGTATAATGACTGCAACAAACTGGGCTGGCTTAATCGTATCTGTAATTGCAATTGTTTCAGCATTTGCTGGCTCGGTGCGTTGGTTAGTTAAGCATTACCTTTATGAACTTAAGCCGAACTCTGGCTCAAGTTTAAAAGATTCCGTCACAAGACTGGAAGAAAAAGTAGAAATTCTTTATCAGATGATGTTACATAAGGGGAGAAATGAATGATAAAACTTGTGAAGAAAGCCACGCCTGCCGCTATTGCTGTACTACGACAGGCCACAGCGATATGTCCATCTCGTATGAAAGCATCCGATGGACTCCTGCCGTCATCAGCGCATATCCATCAGAATCCCAACTCTGACCATAACAGTGGACTTGCTGTTGACTTAACACATGACCCTAAGAATGGAATTGATTGTGCTGAAATATTTGAAAAACTTAAAGAAGATAAGCGTGTGTCGTATCTTATTTTTAAAGGAAAGATTTGGTCCAAAGAAAAGGCAGCACAAGGAAATCGAGAATACACTGGGGGTAATCCTCATAACAAGCATCTACATATTTCTATTGTCAGTACTTGCGCTAACGATATTTCTCCCTGGTTTCCATGGCTAGGTGAGCCTAAGAAGATTAATGTTATCAAGGCAAAAGTTAAACCACTACCCAAAAAGAAGGAGAACAAATGAATAAGAAGAAGTTACAAGCAATCGCAGCAACTTATTTGCGTGCAGGAATTGCATCAGTAATTGCACTATATCTTGCTGGAGTTACAGACCCAAAGGCTTTAGCAACAGCAGGTATTGCTGCTATTGCAGGTCCATTGCTTAAGGCATTAGACCCTAAAGCAACTGAGTTCGGAAAGACTAAGTAGTAATTTAAGGGGCCTAGCAGCCCAATAGACAGAAGAAACCCCCAGAACTGGTAATAACTACCAGCGCTGGGGGTCTTTTGTCATTTACGCAGTGTATTTAGGATGTCTTCAACCTTAATAAGGTAGCCCTTACTAGGGTTGGGAGGTATGTTGCAGGTAATGGCTCTTCCCCGTGCCGTAACTACTTGCCTCAATACCTCCGTTGGTACTAGCAGGGTTGCCCCCTCCAGAACGAAAGCCCAATACTGAGCCTTTGTGCTGGACAATCCTGATAGATACCAATTCTCGTTGTTGTGTGACCAGCAAACTGTCTCGATGTATAGGTTGCCAGTATCTTTCCATTTCAAATCTGTCTTTACTTCTACTGTAGTACCACCAGTTAACAACTGTTCTACTAAGCCTTCGCCCTCTTGACCTACCTTTAGGTCTAAGTCGAAGTCTGATAGTTTGCTCATGGGTATCCTAAGTATAGTGGCTTGGCTGTTATCTTTAGTTTCCTTCTTAGTACTTTGCGTTCGTGTTCTGTGGTTCCACCCCAGTATCCGAGCACACCATTCTTAAGTGAGTAGTCTAAACATTGCTGTTTAACTTCACAGTTGTTGCAGATTTTCTTAAGCATATTAACTTCTCTGTATGTACCGCTACCTTCTGGTACAAAGAACTCCTCTGAGTCTACACTTCTGCAATTAGGCGTGCCTTGCCATTCTGGATACTCCATTAGAACTCAAATGTTAGATACCAGAAGCCAAGTTCTATACTAATGTAATGCTTAGATATATTAATTCCAATTGCAATTCCTGGGAAACGACCCCATGCAATCCACTTATTCTTGCCTATCTTTTTTGCTGCCATTCTATCCTCCTGTTGAGTAAAAGCCTGAGCCGTTGAACTTGACTGCTGGTGCTGACCATATACGCTGCATGGTTTCACCACAAGTAGGGCAGGCTGGTGGAATGTTCTCGTTAATCTCTACTACTTCTGTACAACAATCACATTTAAAATCAAAGAGTGGCATTAGAAAGTACCTTCGTTCTTTGGGTAAGGGAGTGTGACCATTGAGCCACAGTTAGTGCACTCTCCATCAAGGAAATAAAAGCATATCTCACCTTGGTCAAATGCAACAAGCGCATGAAATACATCCCCTCCACATACGCAAACATCTCCAATAGGTTCTCCTCGCAGGTCCATAGCGTGTGAGTAATCCGTTGGATGTAGTAACTCTCGTATTTCTCTGACATTATCATTCTCCTGATTCGTCATCATCTGCCTCTACTAAAGTATCTTCTTCTAGGTATGGCCTATGCCCACCTAGATTTCTGATTAAACTACTTATTGCACGCTTTACTTTCATTCTTGCACCATCTGCCGTGGTAGATAGTTCATCTGCTATGTCACTCCACTCAACGCTTTCTGCTGAGTATTTAATACGGAGAACATTTTGTTTTGCATCTGACAATCTGTAGTAGGCTGTGGCTATATCTGAGCGTAGCACTAACCAGTTATTAGTATCATTGCTTTCTGCTTTAGAAAACTTATAGTTCAAGTCTTTGATTGTTATTGGAATCTCGTATGATTCTGCAATGATAGATGGTAGGAATGCTTCGATAACTGACGGGTCATAATAGTATAGGTCAAGTATTTCATACCCAATCTTTCTAGCCTTTTCTTTTTCACAATACTTAATTGCTGCATTGCGTAGAGACCTGGCTATAAGTTTGTCTCTGTCTTTCTGTTCTAACTCTGACCACTCTTTGTATTTTTCGGGATGAGAAACGAACCACAACCATAGTACCTGTTGTATATCTGATTGCTCAGTTATTGGATACTTGCGGTGGTACTCAGCAGCAAGGGCTGAAACCATTACTTCGTACTCATCTAAATACATTAGATTATTGTATGCCTTCCCATTGCCTTCTCTGTACTAACAATCCAATTATTGCATAGTTTGCTAGGTCAATGAAGGAATCCTCAATGGATTCATAGTTGGGCGTGTCGTTCTTTTTATAGTAAAGATTTTCTAGCCGTGCCATCTTGTCATGCATACGCACTAGCAATCCGTTTAATGCACCGCCTGGAGCATTGGAGATATTCAACGGGCCGTAGTCTGCATGTTTGCGTATCATAATAATACGCAGTTCTTTTAGGATATCTTCAAAGTCATTCGGGTCTTTCATTTAGTATCTCCTTTGCCTCTGTATCGAACTTGTGCATTGCTTCTGCTACTAGCAGTTCTTCAATTGTTTCATTGCCACTACCTGTGGCTGCTGCCACTATGACCGTGGCTATCATGGTTAACATTTTATGTGCCATCTCTTGGTCTTTGTGAATCATTTCGGCTACATCCCGTAGTGCATTGAGTAGGTCTAGCCCTTGCTTGTCTGATACTGGCAAGCCAATAATACGTGGATGGTCTTTGATAAACTCCCATACATTATCTTCAGTTGGTATTGAGGCATCTGGCGATTCGCTCATTGATAAAGTCTACTCCTTCTTTATGCACGATACTGTTTACATCGTGGCCCTCTGGCATCTGGATGATATTTACATTGCTTAACTCTTTGCCTATCTTCTTACCGAACTCTAACCCTGGAGCATCGCCATCTGCTAGCACAATCACTGTATCAAAATCATCTAGGATTCTTGTATAGAAAGGCTTCCAATTGTTTGCACCTGGAATACCTACGGCTGGATGTTTGGTCTTAACATTTAGGGTAATACAATCTATCTCTCCCTCAGTTACGCAGATATAATCTGATGCTGTTAGCACAACTTGTGCATTGAACATGCTGGTCTTAGCGCCTGGCATACCCATGTACTTGGGTTCTGCTCCGTTCATTGCTCTGAACCTAATATCTACTACGCCTGATGGCGTAATGTATGGGATGGCTAGTCTATCTGAGTACTGTTCATGACCTGGCAGAGCGTCCTTTACTACTCCCAGATGAAATCG